CCGCCGAAAGTCTAAAAACAATGTACGCAAGACGCGCCGCGAATTATTGAGGAGGTAAAACAAAATGAAATTCAAGACAACACAAAAGGCAATCAAGACGAATTACAATACAATTATTTGTATTCCCTATTGCGGTTTGCAAAACCTTTTGAATTATGAAAGCCCGGTTGCGTACACGGTACGCCGTGAGGGTTGGGCGGCTGATATTTACGATATGGGCGGCGGGGTTGCCATTGTAACAGGTTATGCGCCGTTCGGGAATGTTCGCCCGTCCTATGAATTGCGGGAACGGTACGAAACGAAAGCCGAAAAAATCCGCTATATTTCCGGTTATGAGGAAAAGCGGGACGCATTGCGGGAATTACAACGGGCATTTATTGAGGAGGTAACACGCCATGAATAAACGGGAGTATTGCGAAAGCCGGGAAAGTATCGCCTATTATAGCGGCTTGAATGGGCTTGAAATAAAGGGTATTGAATACGGTATAAACGATTTTGTTTATTGCGTTTCGGGTTGTTGGTATGGAGGGAAAGCCGCGCGGCGTTTCCACCGTTGCAAAATCTACTACCCCGCAAACGGGAAAGATAGCGCATTTTTCCGGGTACATGGGTATAAAATCCCGCTTGATGAATGTATTAGAATGGGGGTTTAATTATGAATTACATTTTCAAAACAACGGCAACAATGAAAGAATACAACAATAAAAAATGGTGGATTGACGGCGATATTATTTCCGATATGCGTATAAATGCGGATAGCGTGGAAAATGCGCTTGAAATTTACCGGGAACGGGTGGAGGAAAAACATTATATTAGCATTTCCCGAAATGCCATTAAAAACAAGTCGGAAATGTTCGTTGATACGCCGGACGGGGGCGTAAAACAAGTAGGATATGTTATCACGGGCAAAACGGAATTTGACAAGGGCGATTATACCGGGTATAGCACACAATATATTGATTTGTGGGTAACGGTTTTAACGGTTGTTGACACTGTATTTTAATTGGAGGTTTTACAATGAACATTGATAGCACTATGAAAGAATTAGCGGAATATATCCGCATGGGTGAGGAAATCGCCGCAAACATTGACGCATTGAAAGACGCGCTAAAACAGTACATGAGGGAAACAGGCGTTGACAGCTTGACGGGAACGGAACATAAAGCAAGTTATAAAGCGGTTGTTTCCTCCCGGATTGATACGACCGCACTAAAAAAGGACGCGCCCGAAATAGCCGCGAAATATACCCGGACAACGGAAAGCCGCCGCTTTACATTCGCATAATATAGGAGGTTGAGAAAATGATGCTTATTTGTATCTTGCTTTTTCCGTTGGTGGTATTGGCTGAATTGCTAAAAATCAATAAATAACCGGCAAGCCCCGCTATTATTGGCGGGGCTTTTCCTATGCCCTATTATAGCCGCTGTAATGCGCTGTATGGGGCTTTATTGTGTTAGGGGTATAGGGAATTATACCCCGCTTATATTATGCCCGTTGTGGGGCGTTCTGTTGCGTTGTGGGCGGTATGCCTTGCAAGCTGTACCCATGCGCGGCGCGTTCGGGAGTCCGTCAAGCCGTCCGGCGTTGCTGTCGTTAGGGTGTAATTTATTGACAGGGGCGCGGGGCGCGTTCAATAGGGTTGTTTTTCGCGTTTTGGCGGTACTGTCAAGGGCGCGAAATGCTATTGACAGCGAACGCGGGACGGCTTGACGCTGTACCCCGGAGGGGGAACGCGCCCCGCCGCCGTGCCGGGAGGGAGTACGGCGAGTAGCCGAAAATTTCAAAAAGAATAAAAAGGACTATAAATTATCTTTTTCGTATTGACATTCATCTTCTCTTGTGCTACACTAATCTCACAAACTAAAGGAGGACGCACTATGGTACGCAATAATATTGAACTTGATGTAAAAGTCAAATGTGTTGAACAGGGTGTGACACAACAGACCATTGCAGAAAAGATTGGGACTACGGGACAGTATGTCAACAGAATCGTCAAGAAGAAAGACGGGATTATGAACAAGACTTTCGTTGAAATCATGGAAGCTCTTGGGTACGACATCGAAATCACCTATATCCCAAAGGAAAAGTAAATCGGAGGTGAGTACATGAGGGTCGGTTATGTACGAGTCAGCACCGCAGAACAAAATCCGGCGAGACAGGTGGAGCTTATGAAATCTCTCGATGTGGAGAAAGTCTTTCT